CCGCGACGAGTACGACATGCGCGGCAGAAGCAGACGCAGCACGCACTACGTCCGTGGACATTACTCCCGTGACGGGGCAATGGATAAGATGAAGCATCAGTTGCAGGAGATGCTTGACGATGCGGACGATGACAGCATCCGCAGAGCAATCCAGCGCTGCATGGACACGATCGAGGGCTAAGGGGGGGTGAATCCCCGTGTTGGACGAGACCGAGATCAATCGCTGGATAGCACGGCTTGAAACCGAAGAATCGAGCTGGTCGAACTATGAAAAGCTGGCGGTACTGTATGCGCTTAGAGATCAACACACACCTGAACCGAACGTGCCAGAACCGATGATGTACTCTGCCGCCCCTGCCAAAGTGTATGGCGATAGCGACTTCCTGCGGGCGGTGGCTGATGTGCCACCGGACAAGGCGTGGGAGATCATTGATGAGCTGATGGACAGCTTGAAAATTGTAAACGAGCGCGTCTATAATAGCGTCATGCGCAAACTGGAAAAGTAAATTGCAGATGGAATTACAGATGCGTATCAAAAAACCGTGTAATATCAATGCTTTTGCGGTTTCGGTTGCGGGTTCGACTCCCGCCGCCTCCACCAATGAAAAAACCTCGCAGTCTCAACGGCTGCGGGGTTTTTCTTTTATTTGCAAGGGTTTTCGGTCTTACCTGTTTACACATTACTTGCGATATTTGCAAGTTATCTTCCGCCAAAACAGCGTTTTT